CCTGCCGCTTTACCTCTGGCTACTTCTGCATTTACTGCAGCTGACCATGCACCTTTTGCTAAAGCCTGTTGTCTAATCTTACCAAGTTCAGCTATGTGTCTGCTGTAATCTACTTCATATTTCTTGTTGTATTCATCTCTGATCTCACCAATGTATTTAACAACCAATGGATACTTTCTTGGTGATTGTAATTCTGATGCAGTGATTGTTGCTCTGTCTTTGTTGTATCCAGCTTCGATAGCACACTCTGTTGGAGTCTTTCTACCTTCGTTGGTTACAAGTAGTTGAGCAAACTTGATTTGCATTTCTGTAAGTTTCTTTGGTAAACCCATATGTTGACATATAAGGTAATATGACGTAAAACACAAGTGTCGACAGAGTTATTATAGGGGCAGGCTAGGGAGACTGAATCTGCCCCACTAAATTATGTTAAGCGGAAAGTTATTAAGACAGACACTAGATAAGTTTATGAAAGCTGAGGTAGCACAGAACGCAAGAGTTCAAGTGTGTTTACCTAACGGTGAAATGTATGACATCACAGGCATACAGTTGATGGAAAATAAACTGATAGGAGTCAGAGAATCACACAGACTAGTCATCACCATAGACAAAGAAAAATGGCGTATGGGTAAGGTACTTAAAAAGCTGTAGTTACGTTGAAACCCGAGAGAAAATTCTGGTTGGAAGTTAAGAAAAACACACCAGAAATAACGTGGACAAGACTAGAAAATTTGGCACTTCCAGGCGTTCCTGACTTGCTTGGATACAATAAACATCAACACTTTTTTACAGTTGAGTTGAAAGTAACAAAGGGTAATAAAATACGCTTCTCACCACATCAAATTGCGTTTCATGTGAAGCATCCAAAGAATACATTTATCTTGGTAAAGTCTCTCGCTACTAGAGACTGGAAACTTTATGAAGGAAAAGTTATTCAGGAGCTTGCCGCTTGTGGCTTGAAGCTTGCGGCTTGCCGCTCGTCGCTTGCAGCTTGCTGCTCGGAGCTTTCTTCGCTTGGCGCTTGACGCTTGCTGCTTGTAGCTTGCCGCTTGCAGCTCGCAGCCCGGAACAATCAACATGAAAATTATTGGCCACGAATTTCTTAGTGCTGGCCATACGCTACATTCTTAACTTCAGGATCCCAACAGGCCCTGCAATCTCTACACTCATTACCCTGTTTAGGGGCCGGGCATGTCGAGCCGGTGGTAACAACTGTAGAGGTTGCAGGCCACGTGCTGGGAGCTGAAGTATTCACCATCGGAGCTGAAAATCTTATTACAAGATTATCAGGCTTCAACGAAAGGAAGGCTTTCACCCAAGCTTCCCGTGTCGGCATCCAGTGCTTGACGGTTGGCGTGAGTTTACAGACAGCGAATATTTTTAATAGATGGTCCTCGTCCTGAACATCGCCGGAGTCGTGCCACCTGAAAAACTTTGATTTCTTTGAATTAATTATTGTTGCCATTGCTCCTGTCCAAAGCGGGTGCCTGATAGCTGCTAGCCGCTTGTATTGTGCAGCCTGTACAACTTTAAAAACATAGCAGCCCTTCAGGGCATAACAATCGTAACAGACAGAGCCAGGAATTTTTACCAGCTTCCCGCCTGTTTTGCATTCTTTTGCAGGTAGACCGTAGGCCCATCCTGGCATCTTGGAAGGTTTGCTCAGGCTCCCGGTAATCTTTAATGCATCTATAACTTTCATAATTTCTTATACTCTCCAATTGTGTCAATTGCTTGACGCTTGTGGCTTGGCGCTCGGCTATCTCCGGCGGCGCCAGGTCACTTGTTACTTCAGTTCTTTAGCCAACGCCATCACGCGTTGTAACAGGTTTTCTGTATCGCCTTGGTCAAGGACAGCATACTCTTAAGTGAGGCCCAGCGGCAATTGTTTAAGGGTCGACCAGGGCCTAACCTGTACTTGACCCCAGATCTGTTGAGATTTTTCGCCGAAGCGTAGAACTGCAGAAATCTACGACGTTTTTATCTACCCAACAGATCAGGGCTCAAGTTTGGTCAAGCCCCGCCCGGTGTTCAGGGCAGAGGCCAATGTTATTTCAGACTTGACCCCAGACCTATCCATGTACGAGTTTCGCCTCTCGCAGGTTTGCAGGATAGGTCAGGGCTCAAGGGCGGAGTAGCGCTATCGTTTAAGCCTTTACAGGTCATTACTTGTTCTTGTCCCCGCCTTCTGTTGCCCAGCTGAACGGCGGGACGAAGCTAAATTAAGTAATATTAGTTTTTATTCCGCCGTTGAGCTTGACATAATATATAATATAGGATATTAAGATGTCAAGCATAAAAATAACGAAAGGAATAAATATGCCAAAAACTATGACGAAGTATCAACTAGATCACTTCAAGGAAAAGGTGAGAAGAAACTTTGATCCTTTAATTGAAGAGCAAGAGTTGTTAGTCAAACAATATAGAGCCGAAGCAACTGAAAAGATAGTAAGTAAGTTAGCGAAGAAAATGGGTGCTGATAAAATACTTGCTGATTTCAAGAAGGCGGAAGAACAGCTTGAAGCTGTAAGAGAAAAAGCTAGAACCTTCTTCAAGAAGAAGCAACAACAAGACCCAACAAATAAAGGGCTTATTTACAATATGAGAGAACGAGACGAAAGGATATCTCTTAAAGATTGTAAAGAGCAACTAACTGATTGGGCACGTGATCTTGTTGATCGTGAAATCAGGCGTAGACCTGAGGGCTTGAAGCTCAAACAACTTGAAGAGTTAAAGCGACATTCTATTGACGTTGTAATGGAAAGTGGAACGCCTCAAGAGTTAATCAAGCTACTCGACGATACAACCAAGAAGATCGGTATAGCGTGGGTTGTGGATACCTCCAAGATAAAACAAATCGCACAAAATTAACTATTGACGTATAGGGGATAATATTATATTGTCCCCTATAACGAAAGGCATACAGATGACAGAAGAAGAAGTAAAACAAAAAATGGATGACTTACATGAAAAGTCTGACTTTGCTGTTTCTTGGTTCGCTAAGAAATATAACAAAGTTATATTTAGATTAGGCAACATGAATAAAGAGGGTTGCGATGTATGGGAAAAAGACGGTAATAAGTATATGTGTTTTTGGGATCCAGTTATCGAAAGATATACAACATGCATTAACCCCATGATAACTTACAGACGAGGGCTGAATTGAACTTTGAGATGTTTGATTTAATACTGATGGGCATAGTCGCAATCGGCTTTGCCTGGTATTATTTATTGCCTTGACAAATAAAACAATAGGGGATATTATAGGACTATGTACAACACATTATTATATATAGGTTTAACTTTAATGGCGATCGGGTTTATAGGTTGGGTAGTGTCCATATGTATGGAGTCATACTATGACCGAAAATTATTTGAGTTAAACGAGAAACTAAGGAAGGACGACAAGTGGAGACAAAAATAAATACACACAATATAAGATCGAATAGATTTACAGGTGAGTCTATTCAGTTAACAGATGAAGAGGCAAAGAAACATGATGAAATCTTTACCTACGAAATGTTGGCAACAGCCGATGATAAGTTACACGGTTACGGTGCAAGTAGACATTGGAACATTGTACGTAAGAATTTAAATTGGTTTAGAAAAAATAACGCTAAAGCATATATGGTATTACTAGACTAACGAGATGCGAGGAGCGCCCTGCGGGCGCTCCTCGTAGAGGTACCAAAGCCGTTGCAAAATCCAAATAAATAAAATAATATAATACAAGTACAAGTTGTAGGGGTCCCAGAGACATACCCTTTATGCCAAGTCTTGTATAAAGATATGGATAAAATACTTGCTAGGTTTCAAAATTAATCCTAAAAAATTTTGCAGAAAATTTTTTTGAAATGAAAATAGATTTAGAAAAGATAAAAAGATTACCACCTGATGTGCGAAAAGAGTTTATGAAAACTTATCTTCAGCATGCTGAAAAGAAGAAAGAAGCTGGTATCAGAAACGACTTCATGAAGTTTGTAAAACATGTGTGGCCCGATTTTGTTGAAGGGCGGCATCACAAGATTGTTGCTGAAAAATTTAATCAGATAGCAGAAGGCAAGATTAAAAGACTGATTATAAATATGCCACCAAGACATACAAAGTCCGAGTTTGCTAGCTACTTGCTGCCCGCTTGGATGGTGGGTAGAAACCCGAAGCTCAAAATTATTCAGTCGACTAACACCACGGAACTATCTGTTAGATTCGGACGTAAAGCAAAACAACTTTTAGATAGCCCTGAGTATCAAGGTGTATTTAAAACTAGACTCAAAGAAGACTCACAAGCTGCGGGTAAATGGGAAACACAACAAGGCGGTGAGTATTATGCAGCTGGTGTTGGCTCCGCGATAACCGGTCGTGGTGCAGATCTTTTAATTATAGATGACCCGCATACAGAACAAGACGCAATGAATCGAGATGCTATGGAAAGAACTTTCGAATGGTACACGTCAGGTCCTCGTCAACGTTTACAGCCAGGCGGAGCTATTATCTTGGTTATGACACGATGGAACACAAAAGATCTTACCGGTATGCTATTAGGCGCGCAGCGAGAAGCTAAAGCTGATCAGTGGGAGATCATAGAGTTTCCTGCTATCATGCCAAGTGGTGATCCACTATGGCCAGAGTATTGGAAGTTAGAAGAACTAGAAGCAGTCAAAGCATCAACGGGTGTACAGAAATGGAATGCTCAGTATATGCAAAACCCAACATCAGAAGAAGGAGCAATCATCAAAAGAGAATGGTGGCAGAAGTGGGAGCATGATTATATTCCTGCATTGAAGCATGTCATACAATCTTACGATACAGCGTTTGGCAAGAAACAGACAGCTGACTATTCTGCAATTACAACGTGGGGTGTGTTTTATTTAAATGATGATGCACCTGCTAGTTTGATATTATTAGATTCTAAAAAAGGCCGATATGATTTTCCAGAGTTAAAACAAGTTGCTATGGAACAATTTAAGTATTGGGATCCTGATACAGTGATTATTGAATCGAAAGCATCAGGTCAGCCACTTACAGACGAACTAAGAAAGATGGGTATACCCGTTGTAAATTTTAGTCCGTCAAAAGGAAACGACAAGCATACAAGGGTAAATTCTGTTGCACCTTTATTTGAATCTGGTATGATATATGCCCCTACACAGGAATTTGCTGAGGAAGTAATCGAGGAGTGTGCGGCTTTTCCATTTGGGGATCATGACGATTTGGTTGACTCGACAACCCAAGCCATCATGCGTTTTAGACAGGGTGGCTTTGTATTGCACCCTGATGACGAAAAAGATGAGGTTATAAACAAAGTTAAAAGGAATTATTATTAATGAGTAGAAATCCAATCGATATAGGTAGACGAATATACGAAGTTTTAAAAAAACTTTTGGGTGAATCAAACACTAAAAACCTTATTGGAACACAGACTAATATTAAAAAAATTACAAAATTAGACAAAAACGCACCAACAGAAAATCTTTACTCTAAGTCAGCATTAAAAAATAAGAATGCTCAAAAATTAGCAGAGGATAAAATTAGAGAATATGCGCCAACTATTTTTGCAGAAAAAAATAGAATGAAACAAATGAACTTTTTAGAAAACGCTGAAAATCTTTTAGCTGCTAAAAACGAGAATATTACAATTAAACAAGTGGCTGAATCTATGTTTGGGCCAATTGGTAAGAAAGAAAAAACAGGATCTGATGTAAACGTGTTTGATATCAACACGCAACAAAAAGTTGATGAAGAAGGTATCATGAAGTTAAAGAAAGAACTTGGATTACCAGAAGGTGTTGAGCCAGGAAGTCTGGCAGATAGAGCTATCAAAGATTCTGCTAAATATAAAATGGATCAACAAGGTGTAAAATCTATATTGGATGAAGATTATGTACCACCGAAGTCAGAACTAACTCTTGAAGAGGAAGAAGCAATATCTAAAATAAATGATAGAATGGCAAGAGGCTACAGTGCTATGCAAGAGGGAAAACGAAGAGCTGTTATAAGACAGATCTTATTAAAAGATGCACGAATTAATTTACCCGAAGATGTTAGAAAAAGTTTATCAAACTATGATGATCTAAGAGGCGGTGGAGATCCAAACATGGATCCGTTAAAAATTTTTGAAAATTATTACGAGAGAGACAACGAGGTCTTGGGCACATTAGATGGTATCATCGATACAGCTGAAAATGAATTTAAAGCAGCCGATGAATTTTTAGCTAGTGAAAACTTTAAACTTAAAAGACCTATTGTCAGAGAATCTCTAGACGACGAAGCAGTTGAGATGGAAGAAACAAAAGATCTTGGTGATAGATTAAAAGATATAGATGATGATCCTGATATTCCAGAAATGGCTGAAGGTGGTCGTATTGGTTTTTCAAGTGGCGGAATAAAAGCTCTTATAGAAATGATGAATAAAAAATTTGGTAAAGACACTGTAAAGACTGCAGATCAAGTTGAACTTACAAATGATATGGTTCTTGCAAGAGAAACAAGAAGAGCTTTAGAAGAGCTACAAGATTATAAAGAGATTGCTCCTCAGTTTTATCAAAGAATGACTTTAAAATTAAAATACCCTGGCATTTCGGATGAGCTAATTGCAAAGATTATGGCTGATGACGATCCACAAAGAGTTGCAGAAGTTATGGCAACCATGGATGAAGCGTTTAAAATGATGGACAAAGGCATGAGCTCTGATGAAATTTTAAAAGCTTTTAAAACTACACCAAGAACTAAAAATGCAGGCGGCGGTCTAAATTATTTGATGGGGTTATAACATGGCCTCAGAACTTCTTAAAAATAGAGCACTCATACAAAAGTTAAAGGAGCCGGAGATTCCTAAAGTTAATTTTGGTTTAGACGAAGTAGATGTAGAGTTTGTTTTACCAGAATCAAAACCACAAGAACTTTTAGATATTCAAGAAGACGTTAGAATACAAAGACAAGAAGATACCATGGACAAAGCTCGTCCTTTCTTGATGGATGAGTCTGTAGATTTTATTGAGAGAAAAGAATTTTTTAAAGGTAGCCGTGGTAAAGAGTTTGCAGATTTACCACAAGAAATTTTAGATAGGTTGTTACCTATTGAAGGCACAGACATATTTACAAACACTGGTGGAGCAAAAAAAGTTGACTTAACTCAAACAGGTAAAAATCTTTTAAAAAATTTTGATACTTTAATTACTTATTACAATACAAATAATATACCCACACCATCTAGAGTTGATATATTTAATTTGGCTGGAGCTAATCAAATTGCAGAAAATAGAGGTGGTGTTAAGACACCTATTTATAATAATGTCACTAACGTAGCAATTAAAGCTGGCCAACCATTTAGAGACGCTGCAAAAAATTTAATCTCAGATTCAGAAAAAATAAATAACTATATTAATAACGTCATGCTAGATCCAAAAGCAGACTGGAGACAATTTAAAAATCCAGTTGGACATTTAAATAAAATTTTTAATTATGGCGTAGGAGCTATTGCAAGAATGGTAAAAGCAGGAAAGATACCAGCTTTTAAAGAAAATAAAAAATTATTTGATAGTTTGTCTAGAGTTACTTTCACTGAAAAATTTGAGGGAGGAAGTAGATTAAAAACTATAGAAGATGTTATAGAATATATTGATGCTAGGCCACCTGCTAATAGTTTAGGTTTTAGTAAAAATACATTCGATAAATTTATTATGGAGTCTGCGTATAGAAATTTTAAAGCAGCTAACGCGGCTGGTGTAGATCCTAAAGTTAGATTTATAGGTAATCCTGCTTTTCAAGATTTTAAAGATTGGAAGTTTGTATACAAAGGAGAGACTTTTCAATTAAACCCAACAGAAGCAGAACTTACAGATAGAGAAATGAGAAAAAATGCTCTGCCTGATTCTGCTAGAAAGATAAACGATTTAAATGTTGACATAAGTGTAGGTAAACAAAAGTATGGAAAGATATTTCCTTCTGTATTTAAAGCTTATGAAGATCTTGAAAAATATAAAAATACTAAAATTGGTAACAAAACTATAACTCGTTTGTTTCAAGAAAACAAATATGCAAATGATCCTAGACCTGTAAAAGAGAAAAAAGGTATAATGTTTAGATCCGATGTTGAAGTTGATCACTTTAAAGGAATTTTAGAATCACCCTTTGATAATATAAGATTAATAGACTCTGATTTGAATAAACGAGCAGGTATATTATTTAGAGAGTTTAGAGATGGAAGACTACCCGAAGCAGAGTACAAAGCAGAGTTAGATAGAATTGGTTATAATAAAACTTACAATAATATCGATGAGTTTATAGAACAAAGAAAAAATATTGTTGGTACAAAACCTGAAATTGCAAAACAAAACTTAACTGCTTTTCAAAAACTTATTCGAGGTAGTGGTGCAAATGTTGGCATTGACCCGGTCCTCGCAACCAAAGCTGGCTTTGAAGAATTTGTAAAACCTGCAGCTAAAATAGGACTAAGAGGAGCCACTGGTGCAGCAGACTTGTTATTGTCAGCAGGAGCAGGACCAATAGGTTTAGGTATTGGAGCTTTGATTGAAACAGGTCAAGCAATGCCTGAGCTTACAAAAGGAAATATCAAAGAAGCAGGTAGACAAACTATTATAGGAAGTTTACTTCCTGAGTCATTAGTTGGCTCTATGAGAGGTGACTTATTAAAATTAGCAGAAACACCAGAAGAAAAAATTGGTATGCAAAACTTTATAGATTTTAAAAATGATGAAGATCGATACAATAAAAGTTTAGCAAACTATGAATATTTAGCTAACAATCCTTTTGAAGCTGAAGGTATTGATCTTGATTCAATGAGGAAAAATTTACTTGAACTACGTAGAGATTTAGAAGGAAGAAGATCAAGTGTTTATAATCCTGAAATGGAAAACATAATAGTAAATTTAACTCAAAGACTTGATGAGCAAAATGTTAAAAATTTAGAAGGTATTCTTGGAATGATTGTTGGAAGAAGAGGAATTAAAGATAGAGATGATATTCAACAAGATATTTTAAGAGAGACTGTTACAGGCAATGAACCTATTTTTGGACAAGCTCCCGTTCAAATGTTGCCAGAAGAGATAGATGAAATATATGAAAGTGGAATTATGGCCATGGCAAACGGTGGCAGAATAGGCTTTGCTGATGGACCTATGGATCCAAAAAGAAGATTATTTTTAAAAATAATGGGAGGCATTGCGTCCTTACCTATTTTTAGTAAATTTTTAGGTAAGTCAGAAGTTGCTAAACCTATAGTTAAGGTTGCAGGTAGTTCTACTAAAATGCCAGACTGGTTCCCTGATATGATAAATAAAGTTATGTTTGGTGGCACTGGTAAAAAAGTAGATGCAGACTTAACAATATATGAACCAAAAGAATTACCAGGAATAACTATAGGTAGACACGATGATGGTAGAGTTTTTGTAGAGGGCACAAACGAATATGGAAAAGGTTACAAAATTGAATATGAGCCACCAGGATATGAATTACTAGATGAAAAAACAGGTAAATCGGTACAAACACGAGGTGAGTTTATTGCTGAAGAAGAGGTGCCTGTTAATGTAGATCCTGACGGTAACGCCGATTTTGACGTAGAAGTTCTTGAGGATTTAGATCAAATCATGGGTTCAGATACAAGACGTATGGAAGAATTTGCAACAGGTAAAAAAGTTAAACAAGTGAAACAAGGCGAATACGATATTGGAGTAGCTGAGGCTAGAGCAGAACAAGCAGCTGATGAGGCTGCAGAACTAGAGGCATTTGATGAAATTGACTAAAACGATACCCCCTAAATCAGGACCGCAGTCTGAGGGGTTGCTTATTAATTACAATACTGTTAAACC